CGGCGCAACGCCGATCTCGGGCATGGCCGGCGACTGAAGCACCGGTCTTTCGCGTCCAATCTTGGTGGCGGGCCGCGGGCGCGGTATTCTTCGAGCAACGCACCCCGAGCTCAATTGGATAGAGCATCGGTCTACGGAACCGAAGGTTGCAGGTTCGAGCCCTGCGGGGTGTAGTGCGGCTGGCCAACCCTATGGCCGGCTTGGACGGTTAGGCAAGCCAGGAGGGTGGCCACATGGCAGCGATGAGGCAGACGAGGCACGCGGGCGGCCGCGCGCGGACCCTTCGCCGATGCCCTCTCGGCCAGCGGATCGAGCAGCTGGCCGCCACCCGTGGCCTTCACCTTGACGAGGTAGCGGCCGCTGCCGGCATCACCCATCCCACTCTTCACCGAATCTGTACCGGCAAGATCAAGTCTCCCAAGCTGGAGACCGTCAAATCGATCGCCGACGTGCTGGGCGTCAAACTTGATCGCCTAGCTGGCTAAGCCCCCCGGTTTTTCGGCTATTTCGCCCGCGTAATAACTGGTGTTGACGCAGTTATTGCGTCTGCGTAATCTCTCGCCCGTGACGTCCACAAACGGACGCCACCGCCCCGGCACGGACGGACCGGCTGGGGCGACAAGGACCAGGGCGAGGGATACGCCATGGCTACCGCAGGACGCGGAGCGACCGGGGCCACCTCGCCAGCCATAGGAGGGCGACGGAATGAAGGTCACGGTGACGGACTTGCAGATCAGAGCGTGGAGGCGGCAAGGCTACTCGCTCGAGCGAATCGCATCGGCCTGCGGACTGACTATCTGTCAGACCTTGCACCGCATACGGCAGATTTGGTCCCTCGACCACAAGCCACGGACCGATCCCGGACCGGAAGAAATCAGCGCGGCTTGCGAGGAGATCCAGCGCGGCTGGTCGGACACCGAGCGGCTGCAAAGGCAGGTCTGTCGCGCCGCAAGGTGGACGCCGGCCGTCGTACCCGTCTCGCTGCTGGAACGCCTGTCACGCTAAGGGACTGGTTGCACCGCGTGGCCCGCTGCCACGCCCACCTGTGCGCCATCGTGCGGCTGTACGGCGACCCGTCGAAGGCGGGCGGTCAGTCGAACGCGGGCGAGACGTACGCGGCCCGGGCGGCCCGCGGTGACCAGACGCTTCTCTACGACTGCATCACGGTCACGGTGGACGAGCTGGTGGCGGTGCGGGACGAGATCCAGGCACGGATCGACGCGGCCCCGCCGACCGCAGCGCCACCGGGCAGCCAAGAAAAGGTTGACGAGATGGCCCGCCGGGCGGAGCGCGGCGAGTCGCTGTTCATTGAGGGGGACGGACCCCGACCGGGCGACGGATCGCCTGGGGGCTGACGGATCGGTTGGCCGGCCGGCGGCGAGGGATCGCAGCCGGCCGGAGTTGGGGAGGTGCGTGTGCTGATTTTGTCACGGAAGACAACCGAGTCGGTCGTGATCCCGGGCCACCGAATCGAAGTCGTGGTCGTCGAGATCATCGGCGACAAGGTGCGGCTGGGATTCAAGGCACCGGATCACGTCGACATCTATCGCGATGAGATTTGGAAGGACATCTGTTTTCAGGATTGGAACCAAAGGAGCAACCACGATGGCATTGAAGATTGAACGAGGCATCCAGGCATCGCCCGTCGGGGCCGTGATTCACGGCGTGGAGGGCATCGGCAAGACAACGCTCGCCAGCCAGTTCCCGGCCCCGCTGATCCTCGACACCGAGGACGGAAGCAAGCGGATTGACTGTGCGCGGGTGCGGGTCACCAAGTGGCTCGAGCTGCTGTCGGCGATGCTCGACCTGGCCGGCGATCCGCAGGGGTTCAAAACGGTGGTCATCGACTCGATCGACTGGGCCGAGACGCTGCTGCGGGAGCACCTGTCCGCCAAGCTCGGCAAGCCGGTGGACGATCTGCCATACGGGCGCAGTTTTGGCGTCGTAGCCGAGGGCTTCCAGCCGCTGATCAACGCCGCCGATGGGCTCATTTCCAAAGGGCTGCACGTCGTGCTTGTGGGGCACAGCGAGGTCAAGCGTTGCACGCCGCCGGACATGGACGAGGGCTACGACCGCTACGAAATCAAGCTGTCGAAAAAGGTCAACGCGATCGTGAAGGAGTGGGCCGACCTGATCCTGTTCGCGAACTACAAGACCCGGATCGTCGAGGGCGGCGACGGCCGCAAAAAGGGCCGCGGTGGCAAAGAGCGGATCATGTACGCCGAGCGGACGGCAGCCTGGGACGCCAAGAACCGGTTTGGCCTTCCGGCCGAGATGCCCATGGACATCGGGCAGCTGGATCAGGTGTTCAAGGTCCAGAGCCTGGCCGACACGATCCGCGGCCACATTGAGGCGGCCACCACGGTCAAGCAGCTGGGCAAGTTCGGCGACCGGATCGACCAGCTCGTCAGCGAGGACAAGATCAGCGGCGACGAGTGGTCGCGGCTGACCGACGCGATCGCCGCCCGCCATGCCGACCTTGAGCCGGCTGGGGAGGCGGTCCATGACTAAGCCCGCCTGGCACAGCACCTTCACCCGGATGCGGGGCGCGAGCGGCCGCCGGACCTGGATGACGTGGGACGAGTTCCACGGCCGGCTGGTGACGCTGGGCGTCAACCTGACGGCCTACCACGTCCGCCAGGCGACCAAGGGCTGCCCGCCGGTCAAGGCCCACGGGGCGAAGCGTTACGAGGAACGTCACGTCCAGATGGCCGTCGGCTACGCGAACGCCAAGGGTCTCGCCCTGGTCGACGCCGCCGAGCCGGAACTAGAGGAGGTTACCGCATGACCATGGACGAGCGAAAGCGGGCAGAGGTGCTTGCGGAGCAGGCCAAGGCGGTGGAGCGGATCCGGGATGCCTGCGAAACGTTTGAGCGGGGCGGCATGTCGTACCGCCACGTCGTCGAACTGATTGAGGACGTGATTGACGGCCAGATCCGCATCGTGCGGGTCGGCGAGACACAAAAGCCGGAGGTGCAGTCATGACGAGGTTCGACGAGTGGTGGGGCGACGGGGAGGCCGGCGACGAGCCGGTGGACGGGCTGCCGCTGGTGGCCAACGGCCGGCACGGTGGCGAGATCACTAAGGCGGTGATCAAAGACCTGAAGTTCAAGGTGAGCGACCGCAACAGGGCCGGCACGTCGCTGGTCGTGGAGGTCAGCGTGGCCCGGCACCAGCCTGTCGAGGCGATCGTTCCGCTGCAGTACCGGGGGCTGATCGAGGCGATCTGCCGGGCGGCCCGGGTCCAGACCCCGGACCCGGGGGCTGAGTGGCACCCGGACGTCCTGATCGGCTGCCAGGTGCAGATCGACACGATCCACGGCGTCGGCAAGACGGGCAAGGAATACGTCCGTGTGGAGAAGTGGCACGCCGGGGCGGAGCCGGTGGCGGCTGCGATCAAGAGCACGCCGAAGCGGACGCCGGCGGCGAAGGTCGAGGCCGCTGGCCAGGGAGGGTCGCCCGATGACATCCCCTTTTGACAAGGCCGAGTTCCTCGGCGGGCCGCTGGACGGCCAAGACTACGAGCGGCGGGGCGACGTGTGGCCGCGTTGGCTGGAAATGCCAATAGGTCAGTACGTCCACCTGTACGTCGCCGGCCTCGGTCGGCTGGGGCAAGTCGTGTATCGCCATCGTGGACGCATGTCTGTGGAGGTTTTGGCATGAGCGAGACAAGGCAGCGGCGGCACATTGCCCACCTGACCGAGCGGGCCACGCTCGGCGAGGGCATGGGGATCTTCACCACCTACGGCTACCTGACGCCGTGCGGCGAGTGGGTGGAGATCGAGACGATCAGCATCGACAAGCAGCGTCACCAGGTCGTCCGCCACCAGGCCGACGGCTACTGGTGCGAGACCTCGGCCCAGGCCATGGCGGCCAAGGCCGACAAGATCCGGGCCATTGCCCGCCGGATGCTCGAGCAGGCGGACGAGCTGGAGGCGGCGGCCGAGGTGGAGAAGGTGACGACGTGAGCGACTACTACCCGTCCATCGACGCCGCAGTGTCGGCGCTGCCGCTGTTTCGCAAGACCGACCCGCCCACCAGCGTGGCGGCCGGCGAGCGGGCACGTCGGACGTTCGTGACGGGGCAGGCCCGGGCGGTGCTCGAGGCCCTGCGCACCGGGCCGGCCGGCCAGACCGAGATCGGGCGACGGTGCGGGCTCTTGCCGCACCAGGTCAACAAGCGGCTGGCGGATTTGAAGCGTGTCGGGTTGGCGGTGCCGACCGGGCGCGAGGTGGTGAACGAGGGCGGGTGTCGGGAGCGGGAGTGGCAAGTCAAGCCGGTCGGCGTGGTGCCGGCCGGTGGTTGAGGTGAATGGAAGCAAAGGAGGCGAGCGATGCGACTGCTAAAGACTGAAAACAGGAAGATCGGTGTCGAGGAACTGAATATCTCTGACGCTTATCAGCGTGTCATAGTGCCTGCACGCGTAAACCGCATCGTCAAAAACCTCGATCAAGATGCGTTCGGATCCCTGACTGTCGGCCAACGCAAGGACGGTTCGTACTGGGTCGTCGACGGAATGCAGAGACTGACCGCAGCGAGAAGGATCGGAATCGCGACCGTGCCCTGTGACGTGTTCCAGTCACAAGGACAAGAGCACGAAGCCCGCGTCTTTCGGCTGAAGAACAGGGAGCGCACCAATGTGTCCGCCAGCGCTTTATTTAAAGCGCAGCTGACCGAGGGAGATCCACAGTCGATCGAAATCGCTGACATCGTCAAGGAAGCGGGCCTGAAACTGCGGCTGGACCAAAACAATAGCGGTGGACATGGCTGGCCGTACATCAAGGCAGTCAAGGCTCTCGAAAGGTCATACGGCCGGGTCGGCCGAGACGGACTTTCCAAATCGCTCGAGCTGCTGATGGCTGCGTGGCCCGGAGAAGACGGAGCGATTCAGGGCGACATGATCGAGGGAATGTGCTGGTTCATCAAAAAGAACGATGGATTCGACGAGGTTCGATTGGTGCAGAAGCTGCGAACCAAGTCGATCACCGGAATCATTCGCGCTGCCGACGCGAACTACAAGCTCGGCAAGGACCGTGACAGCTCGTCTTACGGACGTTCACTCGCGACCTATGACGCGATCGCCTTGATCTACAACAAGGGGCTTCGTCGCAAAAAGATAGAGGCCTAAGGCCACCACCCCCGTGATAGGCACGGTGCCCGGTCGGCGCGGGCGGGGTGGGATGGAGGATTAAAAGGTGGCATACGAATACAAACACCCGAAATGGCAGAAGACAAGGCTGCGCATCATGAGTCGTGACTCATGGAAATGCGTTGCTTGCGATGACGGTTCTTCAACGCTCTGTGTTCACCACAAGCGCTACGCTCGGACGCTGTGGGGTGTTTCGGATGATGACCTGCAGACTTTGTGCGAATCTTGTCATTTGATGCTTGGCCCGCACCCCAAGGCAGGCGTTTGGTGGCAGCGCGCTGGTGATGACGCATATGTGGTAGTGCAATGGTGCCCTGTTTGCGGGGCAAATAAGTGGAGAGACAAAGGGTCATATGACAAGTGTATGGCCTGCTCTTTTGAAACCTCTTTGTATGTTGACGTTGGCGGGTATTCGTTGGGAGGAGTAAGAGCTGAGGCTTCTGAGTGGCAGGCGGCAACGATTCCAGCCTGGGACCGAGAGGTTTTGCAGTGCCTAGTCGACGGCCCATGTGTTGCCGAAGTGGTGATCGTCGGCGTCGACCCGGCCGATCTTGAAAGCCGTGAAGCTAGGGCTGTCCTTGAGACCGCCCGCAGCCTACGGGCGGCTGGGCGACCTTTTGGACTGCCCAATCTGTTATTGGAACTGCCAGAACAAAACATTCAGAGCATGCTGGTTGCGATTCACGATCGGTTCGCTGAATACAACGCTGAATCAAAAGTCAGTAGCTCCGATCGGATTGAGCACATGACGGACGCATTGCGCCGCCGTGCTGCCAGAGCCAGCGTAATCGCCAGTGCTCGCACGATCAAGGCATCTAGGCTCGACGCTGCGTCGGAGGCTGCTCTTTTAGAACGCCTTGTTGCTCAGCGGCGGGTCGCACAGGGCATGGACAGATTCATGGAGGAGACGTCGCATGGCCGGTGAATGGATCGCTGTCGACTTGTCCCTGCCTGAAAAGCCCGAGTTCCAAGAGATCATGGACCTGACCGGCCGCGACGAGGCCTGGGTGGAGTTCCTGCTGATCCGCCTTTGGGGCTGGGCCTCGATGCACTGTGCCGACGGGACGGCCCGGATGACCCTGCCACGCCTTGTCAGGACGTGCGGGGCCGACGACGCCTTCTGGCGGGCCGTGGCCGCCGTGGGCTGGCTGGAGATCGACGAGACGGCCGCCACCGTTGCTGTCCCTGGATGGGACCGCCGGTTTAGCCAGGCGGCCAAGTCGAGGATCCAGCACCGGGACCGGGCGGCGGCCCAGAACGACAGGGAACCCGGCCGGAAACGGGGCGCAGTCCCTGGCTGCGCTCAAGCGCAGGCAGCGGCTGCGCCTGAGCGCAGTAGAGGAGAGGAGATAAGAATTCCTCCTCCTCCGCCCCCGGCTGACGCATGGGCGGAACTGCGGGCAGCGTGGCACCGAGGCCCGGGACGGCCCTGGAAGCCCGCCGAGCCGCCGGACGGGCTGGCGGACCGCCTGGCGGAGCCTGGGTGGCTGGCGGAGGCCCTGGAGGCGATCCCGCGGCTATCGGCCTGCCGGTACTTCAAGACCCCGCCCACGCTGATCCAGTTCGTGGGGCCGGGGTTCGTGCGGCGGGTGCTGGGCGGGCAGTACGACGACCCCAAGCCGGCCCGCGGCCCCGCCCACCTTGTGGACCGGCCGCCGGCCAAGGCGTGGACGGGTGACGATGCGGCAAGGCTAGAGGCGACCCGGAAGGCCATGGCGGCCAAGTTGGCCCAGGAGGTGGCGTGATGCTGTTTCGATGGATGCGATCGCGGCGCGAGGCCCTGGACCTGGCCGAGTCGCTGCAGCGCGAGAACGAACGGTTACGGGCAACGGTGCAGTCGTTGAAAGATCGGAACACGCGACTGTTGCAGCTGGTGAGGCTGTTGCGGGACGTGAACGCTGACCTGGACACCAAGCTGCTGGAGGCGGAATGACAGGGGCGAGAACGGTGAGATCAGCGGCTCGTCCGCAGCATCGCGTGGTTCTCACAGGCGCGACTTAAAAACAAGAACGGAAATATCTCATGGCAAGAAACTACGACTACAACGGCGACCCGTGCGGCGAGTACGGAGCGGCTGTGCGGGACATTGAACTTCTGCGCAAAGAACTGGCGCGGCTTCGTATCACCGACGAGGAGCGGGAGGCGATTGAGATTGCCGCCGATTTGATTGACGCCAAGACATGCGGCGATCCCGCCATACTGCGAGGACTGCTGGAACGATTCAGTTGATGACCCGCAGGATCAGGAGCGGCTAACTATGAGCGATGACAACACGCATGGCGGTTCCGAGCCGTCTCTTGCATCCGCTGGTTCTCAGAACACGCACATGGCTACGGCGAGGCTGGCTGCTGCGAACACATGGCTGCAAGAAGAGATAAAGCGGCTGAGTCTCACCGACGAGGAGCGGGAGGCGATTGAGGAGAGCATCAAGTTCGCGTTCCCAGCGAGCCACCCCACAGCCACTACGCTCCGCAACCTACTGCAACGGACGAAGTGAGAACACGCAGGATCAGCGGCAGCGATGAAAGGACTCACCATGCCTAAAGACGATGCAACGCTGTCCGCTGCATCCGTTGGTTCTGCCTGCTTTGAGTGCGGCGGTCTTGCCGACGTTGAGCATCACGTTGTTCCGAGATCACGAGGCGGCACGAAGACGGTGCGGCTGTGCGAGGATTGCCACGGCAAGGCGCACGGAAGGGCGATGACCACGAACGCCCTCACGCGAGAGGCTCTTGCTCGCAAGCGGGCGAACGGCGAGCGAACTGGGCAGACTCCATTTGGGTTTGACCTCGCCAGCGATGGCCTGACGCTGATTCCCAACGCCGGCGAGCAGGAGTCGTTGGGTGTTATTCGGGGGCTGCGAACACAGGGAATGACCCTTCGGGAGATTGCGGCTGAGATGAATCGGCGAGGCATCCGAACGAAAAAGGGCGGACCTTGGGTTCATTCGACGATCCAGAGGATTGTCGGCTGACATAGGCAGAACCAGTGTTTCCGCGGTTCCCGATAACCACGCCCACCGTCGTGATAACGCTCCACCGCTAGGTGTTCGATGCACGCGAAACGACAGTTTTCACATGTTCTGCAGACGGCGAACGTGATAACGACACAGCCCATGGAGGTGGCTTGATGGGTAGGGCTAGTCGAGAGAAGGGCAAGCGTGGCGAACGCGAGGCCGCAGCCGAGCTGGGGGCGATCCTCAACGTGGAGGCCCGCAGGGGCGTCCAGTACCAGGGCGGGCCAGACTCGCCCGACGTTGTGCTGCCTGGTGTCCCGATCCACGTTGAGGCCAAGCGGACGGAGCGGCTGTCGCTGTGGTCAGCGTTGGAGCAGGCAAAGGCCGACGCGCCGGCGGGAAGCGTGCCGATCGTGTGGCACAAACCCAACCGCAAGGGGAGCGTGATCATCGTGGAGACCGACAGCCTGTGGGCGTTGTGCCATGCGGTGTTCATGTCGCGACGATGGCGTGGTGCGGACGAGGACATCACGCACGACGCCCGAGGATCGCGTGAGACGGGCGACGACACTGGAGGCGACCCCGCAGGCGACTAGCGGCTGGACGGGCGTCAGGCGGCCGGCTAGAGGCTCCCGTATAGGTTCTTCCGCTGCCACAATGGCAGTCA